TTTAGCAATAGTGCAGTTTAATTTTCTACCAAAATCAATAGTTCCATTAAAATGTTGTTGTATTGATTCCATACTAAAATTTGAGTATCTTTTATGAATAGTTTTAAAAAATGTAATTTGAGGATTTCCTGTTAAATATGTATCTTGAGAGCCCTTTACAGCAATTTGCATTAAACCACCACCCATATTATTTTATATATATATATATTATATTATATTTTATATATAAATAGATCATTAAATTAATAACTAAATATTTATATATATAAAAAAGGATACATATATATATAATGCATAGTTCATTTAATTATAAAAAGAAAGTAAGAAAAAATACAAATAATAAAAATACATTAGACCATATTCATAAAAATAAAATTGAGGCATTAAATAAAAATAAAAAAAATATAAATGAACTGAAAATTAAACTAAATGATTATAATATAAAATATAATGAATTAGATAATAAAAAAAACTTAAGCGATGATGAAATGGATTATAAATTACAATTAAAAGATGAGATAGAGACTATAAAAATAAATATTGATAATATAGAAAATAATAAAGAAGAATATGATTATTTATTAAAAGTAGGAAATATATTATTTGAATATTATGAAGAAAATATTGATGATGTAGATAATAATGTAGAAAATAATATAGAAAATAATAATTCAAATATAAATTTATTGGAATTTTTTAATAAAAAAAAAAATAATATAAAAAAAATAAATAATAATACATCAAAGAAGGGTCAATTATTAGATGAATATTTAAATATAGTTGAGGGGACTTATGAACAGGAAAATATAAAAATAATAGCTGATAATATATGTGAAAAATGTAGTAATGAATTGATAATAAATTATATGGAGGGAATAAGTATATGTACTTTATGTGGAGAACAAAATAATATATTAATTGATTCTGAAAAACCTAATTATAAAGAACCTACATATGAATCAAATTATTTTGCATATAAGAGAATAAATCATTTTAATGAATGGTTATCGCAATTTCAGGCAAAAGAAAGTACTGATATACCTGGCGAAATTATAGAGAAAATAATGTTAGAACTAAAAAAAGAAAGAATAGTAAATGTGGCGAATATATCAAATTATAAAATTAGAGAAATACTAAAAAAATTAAAATTAAATAAATTTTATGAACATATTCCATATATAATTAATAAAATTAATGGCAAACCTCCTCCTAGTATAAGCAAAGAAATTGAAGAAAAATTAAGATATATGTTTAAGGAAATTCAAACACCATTTCAAAATCATTGTCCTAAAAATCGTAAAAACTTTTTATCATATTCTTATGTTATTCATAAATTTATACAATTATTAGGAATTGATGAGTATTTAGAGTATTTTCCTTTATTAAAAAGTAGAGAAAAACTGTATCAACAAGACAAAATTTGGAAAAATATATGTATTGATTTAAAGTGGCAATTTATAAATAGTATTTAACAATCAAAAATACTATAATTATCGAAATCATTACTTTCATATGGTTCTAAATTAGTTTCTTTATCTTCTAAATCTAACTGTAATTCTTTATATTCTTGTTCTTGTTTTTTTCTTTTAGATATTTCTTCTTTTTTATTATCAAACTCATTAGTATTAATAAAATCAGGATTATTATCAGATATACAAAATGGTTCATATGGTTTAATTATTTTTCTATTACTTATAATATTTTTATTTTCTATATTTAATCTATTAATTGATTCTGATATATTTTTTTCAGATAAAATTATATCTCTTTTTAGATATTTATTATTTATATCATCGTTATTTATAAATAATTTATTAATATCAATAGTTTTATTATTTTTATATTTATCTTTAAAATCTTTAATTAATTCTGTTTTTATTGTAGATGGTTTTAATTGAATTATATTATTTAAATCTTCTTGTAATTTTAATGAGTTATTTTGATCTTTTATAATGTCTTCTTGCTTTTGTTCATTTGTAACGTGTTCTTTTCCTAGTTTTTTAATTTTATTAAAAAGTTCTAATTTTTTTCCATTATTTTTAAATAAATTATCTAAATATTCGCTTTTTAATTGCTTTTCTTTTTCTAATTTTTTTTTTGCACTATTTATAAATAAATTATCTAATTGCTTTTGTTTTTCTAATTTATTTACACTATTTATAGATAAATCACCTAATTTTTTATTATTTAATTTATTTAGTTTTTGTAGTTCATTAAAAAGTTCTGATTTTTTTTCACTGTTTTTAAATAAATTATCAATATATTTGCTTTGTATATCAGATATTTTGCTTTCTATTTGCTTTTGTTTTTCTATTTTACTATTTATAAATAAATCATCTAATTTTTTATTATCTAATTTTTTATTATCTAATATTTTCTGAGTATTACCTCCTTTTATATTATCTTTTTTTTTTTTTGAATTTTGATTTATATTTTTTTTTAAATAATCTAATGCATTTATAATATTATTATTTATAACATTTGTATTATTATTTTTATTTTTATAATTATAAAATATACATATTAATAATATTAAAAACATAAAACAAGCAATTATTATACATATGTTCATTATAATAATATAATATATAATTATAATATAAAAAATTTATTAATTCGGATATATTAGAAATATATAATATTATATATATTAATATATTAATATATGGCAAATATTCAATTAAAGAAATTTGATATGTCTTCAATAAAACCAGATAAAGTTTGTGTATTTATAGGAAAAAGAGAAACAGGTAAATCATTTTTAGTCAGAGATTTATTATATTATCATAGAACAATACCAGTTGGAACTGTTATTTCAGCAACAGAAAGTGCTAATTGTTTTTATGGAAATATAATTCCTCCTATATTTATTCATGATGAATATAGTGCTGAAATAATATCAAATGTTTTAAAAAAACAAAAAAAAATGAAACAAACTATGGTTAAAGAGTTGACTGAAAAGGGTTCATCTAAAATTAATCCTAATGCGTTTTTAATATTAGATGATTGTTTATATGATGCTTCTTGGGCTAAAGATCCTAATATTAAAGCTTGTTTTATGAATGGAAGACATTGGCATATATTTTTTATAATAACTATGCAGTTCCCTTTAGGTATTCCTCCTAATTTAAGAACAAATATTGATTATGTATTTATTTTGAGAGAAAATATAGTTTCTAATAGAAAAAGAATTTATGAACATTATGCAGGGATGTTTCCTAGTTTTGAAATATTTTGTCAGGTGATGGATCAATGCACAGAAAATTATGAGTGTTTAGTAATACATAATAATGCTAAAAGTAACAAATTAAATGAACAGGTATATTGGTATAAAGCAAGTGACCATCCTTCTTTTAAAATAGGTGCAGAAGGACTATGGCTATATAATAATAAATTTTTTAATCCAGATCACGATGAAGATAATAATGGAGTAGCACCTCAGAAAAAAAACTTTCAAAAAGTTAATGTTAAAAAAATTAAAAAATAATTTATTTAATATAATTATGAATGATAAATCTAAAGAAATTTCAAATATATTAAATAGTTTACAAATTAATAGCAATATATTAATAAATGATCTAAATAATTTGAATAAGTCTATTATAGAAATTGAGTTATATAGAAATAATAATATTGATATATCAATAATTTATGATAATATCAAACAACACATTGATGATTTAAATAAATGTTTGAATGATTTTAATTTAAATATAAAATTAATCAATGATAAACTAAAACTAAATACTTTGAAACTTAATAATAAAACAAATACTCTAATTACAAAAAAAAATAATAAAGATTCTTCATGTTGCTGTATTTTTATTTAGATTTTTTTTATATTATCTAATATTAATTCTATTGTTGTACTATAAGCATTCTTTATTATATTTTTTTCGAATTTATCAGGTAATAAAGTATTATTTTTTTTTAGAATAAAATTAACTATATTTTCTTGATTGGTTGAGTAGTAATTTAATATATTATTAATTGTTTCTAATTTTTTTTTTATTGTGTTTTCATTTTTAATTATATTATCTATTTCATTTTTGTATTTGTTATTTAAGTTTTCACATATATTTAATTTATTTTGCAATATATTTTTTTCTTTATTATTTAAATCAACATTATATTTTATATCATTATATTTCTCTTCTAAATTACTATTTTTAACTAAAAAATCACTATTTTTAATTTCTAAATCATCATTTAGAGATTCTAAATTATTAATCTTTTTTTCTAAATTATTATTTTCTAATTTTAAATTGTCTAATTTTGATTCAAGTTCATAATAGTTTGTTTCTAAATCACTATTTGTTATAATTAAATCATTATTTTTTGTTTCTGAATCATTATATTTTAATTCAAATTCTGTAAAATTTATTTTAATTTCATTTAGTTCAGATTCTAAATTATTATTTTCTGATTTTAAATCAGATATTTTTGCTTCTAAATCAGTATTTTTAGAGTTTTCTTCAGTCATTTTAGATATAGTTTCTTCTAGATCATTATTTAATTTATATAAACTATCTAACTTAACTCTATCACTATCATATTTTGATTTTAGTTTAATATAATCATTATATAAGTTTTCATGTTGTTCACTATTTGGCATATTATTTGAAATAATTTGTCCCATATATATATTATATATCTAAAAAAAATATTTATATTTATGCAATTAAACATTACACTATTTAAATAAACCAAAATAATTTAGTTATTATTATTTTCAATATCTATTGATGAAAAATCATATGTAATACCATCTACAATTATTTCCTGATCTTCATTATTTACTAAATCAAAATTATCAGCATCACAATCATTATTTACTGAATCTTGATTATCACTTTCATAATCATTATTTACTGAATCTTGATTATCACT